GCTTGTATTGTCAGTACGCCGTTTACGGTTGTTGGGACAAACGCCCACTTTGAGTAACCACATATATCAAGGGCTATCCTTGCTACTCGATCAGCACCGCCACCGTCTATAACGGTAATCTCTTTCAGCCAGTTCTCCGTACCAACAGAGATAGTCTGAACCGCTAGAGTAGTGGCAGAACCCATCTGCTGTAAGCCGACCTCCATAGTCAAAATACAGACAAGCGTGAAGTAGTCATCGCTACCGCGACAGGCGTAGATATTGACCACCTCTGCGTCCTCGTCAGTGCCCCCGAAGAACCTGAACTCTGCTGCGTTATCGTTTGCCGGTGGTGTGTAGACCAACGTGTTGGTCAGGGCAACAACACTATCGAAGTCCCTTGCGTCAACATCAGGTGCAGTGTCTGAGTCGTCCGCAGTACCTATCGTTGTCCACACGCCTTGCTTTGTTGATAGTTCATTGTTTCCCATTGTTTACTCCGAAAATAGTTTCTTTAGTTCTGGTATGATTGCGTATATCAATGCATCAACCGCCGCCTCTTGTTCGTCCGTGTCGGTATTATTCGCAACGTGGACAAGGGCTAACCGGCTGATCTCGTTTAACGCTTTGTTTACTTCGTTCCTATCCATGTTCCTAGTGCCGTAATTGCCGCGGTCACAGATGCGACAATACCATTGCGCCATCTGCGTAAATTCTTCTGTTCTTCTTCCACCCGTATGAGTCGGCCCTTTATCCCGTCCCCGTTGTTGCCCAGCATAGCGTCGAGAATTTTGTCTAGTTTCTGGTCATGGTTATCGAATCTATCCTTGCAAATTCGATCATACATATCATCATGTGGGTACATTTACTTTCCTCTCGTAGCTGCATTTATTCCTGTGGTTAATTCACGCATAAAAATGCCCGTTGCTCTGGGTTGTGTTGTATCTGACGCTGCCCGCATAAATGGTATCGCGGCTGCATCGTCGTGTCCGTATTCGATAGCGGTTGGGATATGCACAACCTGCCCAGCCCTTGTGTGACTGAAGAAATCCGGTATCCCATCTCGAAGCTGGACGCTTAAACCATACGAACCTCGTTTTTGTTTCTTGAACGCCTTAACGACAAGGTTCTTTTTGAGCGTTGTTCCCATCTCGCCACCGACCATACTCATGGCGTTTGCCTTTGCTGCTTGGAGTGTCGGTTTCTGCGCCGCCCTGACCGCCTTCTTGACAACCCGCTTGGCAACCTTTGTTTCAAGGGCAAGCAGTTTCCTATCTAACGCAGCACCGCCCTCTAATTTAAGGCTTATCATGTGTCAATCTCCTTGCAGAGTAACTCCATGTGGCGGTTGCGCTCGTCAAAGTTGATGATAGATACAATTTCCAAGATTCTTGTTCCAAACCATATCCTGTCCTCAGGCTCCACAGATGAGTTGTAACGGATCCGAACCCTTATAGTGGTTTCGGCTTGCATCTGGTCGGCTTGGAGCATCTCACGGCCACTGATAGGCTCTACTGCCGCCCACACGGTAGCGTAGGTTGTCCACGTTAAAGTCTCGTCACCGTAGCCATCTCTTGCGGCTGTAGATGCCTTAAATATAACACGATGTCTTAGCCTGCCACACTTCATGCTCTGTCCTGCCAAAGTAGGGGAGATACACCCATTGGAACTGTAGTAATTGTGACGCCGCATGTCGACGCCTCTCGATTTTCGTACCAATGAGCAGTTAGCATCTTCATGGCAACCGCAACTCGTGGATCGAATACTCCGATAAAGTTTGTGCCTGTTCCGTCATCGGTAAAATTAACAGCAACGCCATCGTCCGTTAAAGCGAGTTTGAGCGTAGAGCCGGTATAGTCCCTAACATAATAATCAGTCAGCGTCGAAAGGCCAGCAGGTAACGCCCCGCCCGTATTAGACAACCTTACCACATCGCTATCAGCAAACACCCGGCCCGATACGGTTATAATATCTGTGGCCTCGGCTGCTGTAAAACTTGTTAGCGAACCGGCAATATAATTTACCGAAACAGCGTTGTTTACTGTCAGTGTGGTAGGCCACGACTCGTTATAAGCAAGTCCGAACCTGGCAGGAATACTTCTGGCGTCAAGGCTGTAATAAGATGCGGCAAGCGTTTGAGATGCCTCGTCCTCGTCGGTATAAACAACAGACGAAACAGATACGGCAGGGGGGTAGGGTAACTGGATGTCATTGCTTGGGAATCTATCCATCGACAGGCGGTAAGTCCTGACCACATAAGCCGTATTTTGGAACTTCTCACAGTAGACCCTCGCCGCCGATATTAACGCTGTTATCAATTCATCGTCATCAGTATGGTCAACCCTTAGATGCAGCTTCATCTCAGTTAGAGAGATAGGCTCAACTACTGGTTGTGTGGTTATTTCAATTGCCATTGTTTACTCCAGAAACACCAAAGAGCCGACCCGTTGGCCGACTCCCCGGTGAAAGGCGTCATTTCTTTTTGCTCTTGGCTTTTCGCTTGAGAGACAAGGTGGCAACCTCTTTAACGATAGGCTGTGTAGCAACCTCTACAGGTTTGGCAACTATAGGCTCGTTAACCGCTTGCTGTTTATTAACCTTAATGCAGTCCTTGGCCTCGATGTGAGCCAATCCTTTAGTCTCGCCGAACCGCACAATGTCGCCGACCTTAAAGCCGCCCCAAGGTTTTAACATCTTCACATAAATCATATCAACTCCATACATTTTCTAATTTACCGTTATCGTGAAAGTCACTCGTACTCTGGAAGATTGGTTGCATATCCTTATCAGGCCATTGAATTTTCAGCTCACAATGACCGACAACAATCCTGTTAGCGAGCCTTACTTCCTTACCCGCCTTCTCCATCTTCTTCCAGAAGTAAATGTCATCATCAATCCTGCCCGGTCCCCATTGGCCGTCCATGTTGGGCACGCCCAAGAACCAAGGGTGTTCTAACTCAAGCAAATCTTTGACTCTAAAAGCTGTTAGACCAAAGTGCCCTGACGCTATCTTTGTGGTTTCTGATTCCTTTAACTCGGCCATTGGAACCTTTGTGCGGGGTTGCCCTGATTTGCTTTTCATACTCATCAACACAGGGAACCCACTGCGCCCTCGTTGTACTGGAACTATCGCCGACACATCCGGGTTCTGATGCATCAATCTAATTAAGTTCTCAACGTCGGCTTTTTTGAATACCGTGTCATAGTCGATGCTAATAATCACATCAACATTAGCGTCGATAATTTGTTGCATTCCACGCTCTAGGCATTGACCCCAGAATGCGCCCTGTACGTTTATCAGCGGTATCCTTAACGGCCACAAAGCCTCACAAGCACAGGTCATATTATCGGTAAAGCCTAACCTCGGCACACTCATCACAGCGGCCACCTTCATCTCGCTAAGCGGCTTCCTAGATTCCACGTCTACCGGCCTTGGTAGTTCCTCGGCTGTCTTTGTGCCAGATGCAAAACCCCTGCACTCGGATAACTGCGTTGGCTCATCTGTAAGCGGCCAGCAGTCTACATTCTTGAATCCAACCGACCCAAGCATTGAGCCGAGGCACTGTAAAGTAGGTGCCCACCAATTACTCATATTTCCACCGTATTCTTTTGTGGGGTAAAACTCCATCACCATCTCATTGCGATTAAACCCACCAGACAGGCCACCTCGATAGGGTGAAAACTCATCCAACGATGCAGTCTCGATATGGATAGAACCATCACAGATAGCACTGATTTTCTCAAGTGCCAGCAGTGGGTGCTTCAAGTGGTAGATTGTCCCGAAGAAAAACACGACATCAAATCTGCCGAGCGTCTCCTCGTCAATGTCATATACCGACATCTCAAACCGCTTGCACTCATCGCCGTATCCTAACGCCTCTTTGCACAAATCAAAAGTTTCCCATGCTGGATGTGCGTCTATCGAGCCGAGCGTGTCAGAGAAGTCATCAATAGCAACGACCTCTTTAGCCCCACGCCTTAACGCCTCAAACGACCAATAACCATCCCACGCGCCAATATCCAAGACCCTTTTGCCTGTCAAGTCTTCTGGTATAGCGTACCTCTTTGGCGATAGCGGTGCCCAACCCGGCGTTGTAATACCACCCGGCAGTTCTATCTTGTGATACCAGAATGGCACCGCCTCAACTTGTTCTTTTAGCCCTTCACTCATTTTAACCCTTTCACTGTTATAAAATTCCCCCAAGACGGCCAGCCCGAAGCTGACCGCCCGGAGGAAAGGATTTATGCGTTTGCAACCAAACGATTACCGGCAACTGTAATGGCCGGGGTTCTGGTGCAGTCTACGCCGTCAGCGGCACTCGAAAGACGAGCAACACAACTAACGCCAACCGTTTGCAGGGTCGGTGCAAAGTTGATACCGAGGTATCTCTT